CCTACTGTCACAATTAACACATTTTCGCAGCTTGAGAAATCACTTTCAGTCACTGACAAAGCCATTGGTAAAGGTCCTGGATGGGGCCTTTTCAATGTGACTTGCGAGAGCAAGTTCATAATGAGCGTTGATTGCTCTGGCTGTCTGACTTTCCCCTACCCGTTCACTGTTAAGACAGGATCGGGTCCCGTGAACTTTTCTAGAGATTTCTGTTCCAAGTGCCTCTCATTTGGCAAGTGCCAAGGAGGTCTGCGAATGGCTCTCTACAAGATGTTCCCCGGGAAAGGTGAATACAAAACAGCAGAATATGTTCCGGCTGTGTCCTGGATTGCATGCATACGTGCTTTTGCATCTGGTGACCCCTCACTTCTTAATGAGGAGCATCTCTCTTCTAAAGAGGCGGCCGGTGTCTTCTCTTGTGTCAGGTCGGTTCTTGAGGCTTTAAGCTTTGGGCACTTGGCACCACAAGAAGTCACTATGGCTTCTATCAGTGATCTCATCAAAAATTTTGAGGTGAAGGAGGCTGCCCGGTTGTGGCTCCTTGGTCGCCAGCGTGCGCTGGCTTTCAGGAACCTCTTTCTGGGCTCTCCTTCCAATCAGAGTTACCAATTCTTGTCCAATGACTTGAGGTCTACAAGATACAATCTTTCGTATGACATGGTTATGAAGTATAGACTCTTGCGAGCCAAATACTCAGCCATGAGCATAGCGAACTCGGTCAAGGCAAAAACTATCTCTGGCGCATCCATCGCAACTGACAAATCTGTCAAGCTGATCAAGCGCAATCCAAAGACTGCTGCAGCTGGCTTTATAGTCGGTGCAGCTATTCTTACAGCCGCCGTTGTCCCATCAATTCGGCGTAAAGTGAGAGGTGCTTGGAACTATGTTACTAGCCCTTTCTACAGCAAACGTGTTGAAAACCCAATTGCTGAGTCTAAACTTCGCCCCGAAAAGAAACAGACAATTTGCAGTTGGAAAACTGCTGATACCTGGTGTCTCAATCCTAGGGTCTCTACTCCTTCCGTTGTTTTGAAACCAGTTCAAACTGGCAGTCATCAGACAAAGGAAGTTTTCGAGGAAAGATTCTGCTCTGAGCACACATTGTTGTTCCAAGAACTCTACAAAAAGCAAATTGAGAAAAACAAAGCAGCTCACGCGTTCAATCGCCTAGTTGAGTCAAGAAGCGAATTTGAGTCTGAGAACTCTGAAGTCAAAGTTGAAGAAATTCCTGACTATAACAGAGGTCAGGCTAAACAAGACGTCTCAGGAAAGCTCAAAAGATATGCAACTCCTTGTTGGTCTCTGGTTGAACCAAAGCACCGTCCTGAGGTTTGGGGGTTTATTCCCTCCCTCGCGAAGATCTATGGTCTAACTGGAACTGCATCAAAGATTCTACTCCCTAAAAAGGATGGGTCTGGTGATGTTGAGCAAGATCAATATGTTGTTAATCTCCGAACGTCTGACTTCAAGTGTCCCGGTCACAAACAGTGCTATTATTTGCACCCTGGTGACTGGGCCCAAAGAGGTCGTGGCAACAAAATCGCTACTGTCTATTATGACAAACTCAAGGTCTGCAAGTTTTGCAATGGTCCTGAACATCCCCTCATGGGAATGGTTCGTGGTCACTCAGTTTCCTCTCACGGCGGTAAAGGTCACCAGCAAAAACGTGGTTATAAGCGTGAACCTGGCCTATTCGCAAACCAAACCGAAATTCGAAAGGACAAGGTTTTCAGCAGAATGGAAGGAAATGACTTTGCTGGTTGGTATGGAGCAAGTGTTGCTCCTAACCTTGTCAAATCCGTCAAGATTGAGGAATCTGATGGTAAAGCAGTGCATGAAATTTCTACAATCATGCCTCTCACATGGAAAGTCTTCCAAACAGGTGAGCATCCACAAAAAGTCCTCGCCAAGGTGTTATCACTTATTCCTGCCTTTGCGGAGGGTACCAAACTGCTCGTCGAGCGCAAGGATGGTGGCGTCTCTGAACTTGAGCTAAGAGTCAAGGATGAAAGAGAGCCTTCTGTGGCAACTAATATTGGAGATGTTCTCAGAAGCCTTAGAGCAAAAGATCAAGAAGCAGCTAATTCGCTTCGTTCTGGTCAAAAAGCCGAGGTTCTTGTCGAATCTAAAGAGGTTAGGAAAGGTGTTTCCAAACCTGCTCCAGTTCAGATTCTCTCCAAGTTTGGTGAGGCTAAACATCAATATCAAGCCTCAGTCCTACCTCCGAGAATCCTGAAAGTTAAGATTCCTCGTATCATTGATCAGATTCAGAAAACTAAGAAAGATCTTTTGATTCCCGGAACCTCAGGCCCAGCTAAATCTAAGCTCCTTGCTGAAGTGATTAAGCTAGAAAAAGAGCTAACCACAATGAAAGAGCAGCTAAAAGCAGCTGGTGTTGCCGCAAATTCCTTGTTATCCATAGAGGATGTTGATTTCACTGACCTTATTGAGACAATTGAGACTTATGAAGAGAGTGAGGATTACTTTCTCGAGTCCACAATCTCTGAGGTCGAAGATCATGCTATTCTTGCTTCATCCCCTGTGAGAAGTGTTGCTCTTGCCAAGTCCGTATTTGGTGTTAGGGCTTACTACCTCAAGAAGGGTGAGTACAAGGCTAGATCCGTGAACGGTGATGGCTTCCTAATTAATGGTTGCGTAATCACTGCTAAACATACATTCCTAAAGCCTGATCTTCTCAAAGATGGCTGGGTTTGTAAGAGTGTGCATCTCATCCCTCAAGGCTCCGGTGAGCAAGATTTGTATCCCGTGAGCAATTACTTCGTCTATGATGAGCTAAAAACTGAAGCTAAGGCTGAGTGGATGCCCAGCAATTGTCCTTTCTTGTTTCATAGAATCAAGGACATAGCTGTAGCTCCGCCTGTCGCTGCTTTTGCTCTTCCTGTTCCAACCCCCTACATTCCAGATGGAAAGGTTCCGCGAACTCGTGGTTATCCTATATCTCTTTTTTCTGTGAGTATATCTGGCATTCCTGGTCCAGCAACTGCCCCTAAAGATTCTCATGGACATTGGAATCAACATGTTTCCAGTCCGTTTGGGTCAAAGGATGGCTTTGCTTGGGAAGGAGTGGAGGAAGGTGAATATTCTTGCGCAGGAGGGGCATCAGGTGGCCTCATTGTCAGTGGCAACTACTGTGATGGTATGCATGTTTCAGGCAGTGTTCAAGGCACTGGTATGTCTGGCTACTATTATGGAGTTGAAACTCTCTTAAAGGTCACAGATGTTCTCAAGAAAGCTCCTGTGGGAAACGTGTTGGTGCCTGGTGCTCAGCAGGTTCAACAGGTTCCAAATCTGAGCTTGATAACCTCATCGGAGCCATTGGCCCCTTCACAGAATCTGAGCTTAAGAGACTTCGATTTCGACCCCCTCGATTCTGTCCAGCAACAGAGCACATCGCAAATCGGTGGCCAAGGCTTGGCAGAGTCAAAACAGTCACACCCATCAAACACGAAACTAGGTTTGGCGACGCAGATGCAGACATCAAATCTATCTGCGAAGCCCATTCTTCCCCAACCAAAACTCAATCTTCCAAGTTCGAAGACTGTCAGCTTTCAGATGACTTCCAACTTGACTCCGAAGAGTCAATCGAATCAAACTCAATCGAATTCGAGCGAAACTACAGATATCAACGGCCAGGACTTGACGCTGTTCGACAGTCTGTCACTAAGTTCCTCCAGCCTCGTGTAAAGCTTTCAGACTATCAAGTCTGGAAACTTGCATGGGACTGGGTTGAGCGCCGTTATTTGGAAACTGTATCTAATTCGAAAGTGTATGATTTTGAGGAAGCCTATGAGCTTATGTCTAAAGATTCAACTGTTGGTAATGTTTGGAAAACTTTGGGGTATCAAGAAAAGAGGTATCTGTTTAAAGAACCTAGGTTCAAGGAGTATTGCCGCACAAATTGGGAGCGAATTCTAAATGAAGAGTTTGTACCATTCTGCGATGCAAACCCCAAGAACGAAAATCTTCCTGATGGTAAAGGTGGCCGCACAGTCTATTGCGTGGACCCTTGCACTATTATTTTTCAGTGTATGCTTATGTACGATCAAAATGAGCAACTGAATGCCGCATCCTATGAGAAATTATGGATGTTTGTTGGAAAGAGAGTTTTCGGTTCTGGTGCTCTCGAGCGCTGGAACTGGATTTCTGAAGGAGGTGTAAGAGACAAATGTTATGAGCTTGATGTCAAGAAAATGGAGGCAAATTTCCGAGTAAGGGATCTCCTTCGTATCAGTGAAATCAAGTTCAAGGCTCTAAGTCCTGAGCTTCAAACAGATGCTAATTATGCCCGCCTGCGCAATATTTACATGGGATTAGCCATGGGGCCGTTCATTCTACCCGATGGTGAAATCTTCTTAAAGGGAGTTGCCGGGGACGGAGGCAATCCTTCTGGTCAGTTTCAAACTGCTATCGACAATTCTCTATTTGCGCTACAAATGATCATAACTGGTCACATCTTTGCATGTCAAGAACTCGGATTACATCCCGAATATGGGCTCTTCTGGGCTCATTATCGTGGCACAATCATGGGTGATGACATTGCTCTCTCTCTCTCTGCTGCTCGTGAAAAGTGGTATAGAGTTAATTTCCACAAGTCCCCAGCTGAGTACATAGCTGAGGCGAACTATCGCCAATCAGGCATAGTTTTTGAATCCCCCAATTGGCAAGGTGTTGCCATTCTACAGCATCAGTTCTGCGGTCAAAGATTTCACAAGATGACAGCTCCGGTAACGTGGCTTACATTTCGTGTTGATCGTGATCGTATCTTGAACAATCTAGAAACTGGAGGGAAAGGCAGTCGCTTGCCACCCAATCAATTGCAACGCATTGCAAACTATCGAGTCGCCACATGGGGCGATGAAGTCCTACGCAAGGACATCGAGAAGATCTACACTTCATACGTTGCTAAGATGGAAAAGGAGAGCCCGTATCTCCTTGATGATGAAGACTGGAGTCAGGCCAAGCGTGGCTGGTTGGAGGATGCTGATCTACTCAACCTGTACGTCTATGATCTAAATGACGCACCTGAAAAGACATCTGCAAGAAATCGTCTGCAATCTCCAGTGGCAGATATTTGATGACCAACATCAGATATGCAGAGGAATGGGATCCGTAATGTCAACCGTCCAGGACGTCGTGGCACCAATCTTGGAGCCACTGGTACAAGCCGTCGAGGCACCAGTGCAGGCTCTACTAAATCCAGCGGAGGAGCTGGTAAACTCAACCTTGGGAATCTTAGGGCTAGGCTCACAACCGCAACAAGAAAGCTTGGTCCCCCAGGAAGTAACAGAAGCAATTCAAGACCACCCAGCAGTAAGAGTGGCAAGAGATTTGGGCAAAAGCAAACATCCCAAAAATCGAGCGCTCGATCTGTCAAAGCTGGCAGAGTTGCTCCTAACAGCATTCGGCGTGTAGCCAGTGCTAAAATGTCGCGTAAGCCAAATCGTACATTTGCTCGTGCAGGCAGTGTCAAGGCAACGCGTAAAGATATGTCTCGGTATCAAGGGGCGTTGGTCAAGGCTGGTCAACATCCTCTACTAAAGCGAACCGCCGTCCAGGTTACCAAACATGGCGGTGGTCGTGCTGAGGCAAAAGCTATGCACAAACATCTGACTTCTCATCGAGGCAGAAAACCTGAACATCACAGGTATACTGACGAGAAAGGAAATGTCAGAATGGTCGGTCGTGACCTTGCTGGTCTACTCACTATCTCAGATGATGCGGAGCAAACGGATATTATATTCGAACAACGCATCTCTCCAGCTAAACTCGGATTCCCGGCATTGGATGTCGA